GAACAAACATTATATGCATAGCATATTGTTGAAAAGAATCGTACGCTGATGCATAAAACACCCATGTATGAGCATCTTCTAGTGGAACATTCTTACTCTGTACAGTCCAGGATTCATCGTCCAAATTGAACACTTGCCGATATGATTTGCACTTCTTGGAACGATTAATGAAGTCACTGCACAGATCAGAGTAAGTTGGAAAAGTAGAATCTTGGACCCACAATTTCCACCCCAAATGTTTCACTAAATCTTTCAAGAGATAAAGTTTTTCATTATAAATATCTTCTCCGTACCAAAAGTACTCTCTCAAAGCACTTGATATAACATCAATTCCTTGAACTTCCTCCGTGACAGCTTTGGAACGAGTCCAAACCATAAGAGATTTTTCAATAGATTCCTCCTCCAAAGGCGCAACGAAGCACTTAAGATCATCATCCATCCTCCAAGTTCTTTTCAAAAAGGAGGCATCTTCAATATTAATGAATGGTACACTCTCTGATTCCTTATCGGCCATCGTATAAACAATGTTCAATGTGGCAAAGGTTTCCGATATGGAGCTATGGTTAAACCAATCACACTCCCGTGAAACCGACATTATATTATCGTCACCATAGGTCATTAAATTGACATTTTTCTTAAAAGTAGAAACAGAATGTTCAGGATTAAGCATGAAATAAACATATCTCATCCTCAAGCTGTTAACTATACTATTTAAGATAACTGTCAAAGGATTGCCAGATGGATTAGAACCATAGAATTGTACTAAATCCCCATTGAAATCAACTAAGGCAAAGGCAGTATCTTCGGCAATACACCTAACAATTTGTATATCCTCCTCAGAATAATTGCCAGACAATTGACAAAAGTATATTATTATATCAAATGCAGCCAAGATTTCCTTAGGACTCATACGTTTATCGAAAGCCTTGTAATCGCCAGCCACTATACGGTCATTGCCGTTCTTGACAATATACTCGTAAAGTTCATGCCATTCCAGGGACTGTGCTATAGTGCCTGGAGCAGCCTCAAAGGCAAACCGCTCATTTTGAAGCAAGCGAGTGAACGAAAGCAAATATTTTCTTACGATAAGAGACCAATCCATAGTCGCCCCCGTGAAAACACGGGTTTTACCAACCTTTGCTTTTTTGAAGGAAACTGGTTCGTCTTTCAAATGGGCACAAAAATTTGGATGAAATTGTTGATTCTGACGGTAACACTCTAATATAGCGTCCATTCTGTCACCAATCTCTTCATCCACTTCGACAGGATCCTGCATACCATGATCAGGTGGTATACTACGCAAGAAATACTTCTTCGATCTCTTCC